CCTTCGTTTTGCTTTACTCGATCTGCTAGTGTACTCATATTAACAATTCCATTTCCTTAGTGATTTATTAATCCTAGAATTAGGATCTTTTGCTGTTTTAGAACTAGTTCTTCTTTTTTTCATACCTTCCATCCTTGCACAGAATGATTTACGTCTCTTAGCAGCTTTTGAACCTTTTTTCAACTTTGATGGTTTTGTTGTAACTGCTGTTTTTAATTTAGAACCAGGATTAGCCTTTCTATAAGAAGCTACACCTTTTTTATTTAGTCCTCCCGACTCACTTTTTCCTTCTTTTCGTTGCCAAGCAGGACTAGCCATATGTAGTTTCTTTTCTTCTATCCTCCATTACCATTCCACATCCATTAGCTACTCCTTTTGGATTTTTAGAATTTTTTCTAACTTGAGATAAATTTTTACCGTCTTTAGCTTGTATTTTATTACCGTGTTTTTTAGCAAAACTTTTAGCCACTTCAGGCTCATTAGCATATAAATATGCTCGTTGCTTTGCTGACTTAAAAGGCATTATTTACTGTGATGTGCAGTTTTTTTAGACTGTTTTAAAGCTTTATCACTTACTGTTCCTTTGCCTTTTCTGCTAGTTCCAGATTTTTTGCGTTTGTTCATGTAGTAATAAAGTCCCTTTTTAACAGTTCTACCATCTTTAGTTACATGAGTATCATCACCATCTTTAAATTTAGAAGTTTTACCACCACTTTTCTTTTTCATCATTTTAAAATCTACAGTGCTAATTTTTCCGTCTTTATTTTTATCCATGTGTTTCTTTTGTTTAGTAGATAGTGCCATATTATTTTCCTTTTTTAATTAAACCCATTGCACCTTTTCCGGCCTTGATGCCAAAGCTAGCTGAGCAGGCGATATATAATAAATGTTTATAATAATCCGGAAGTGACTGCAAGGCTACAAACCCAGCATGAATATGTTCTGTCATTCCAGGAAAAAATACGAGTGTTGCTGGAGCGAGTAAACAAATTAAAATTAGTTCGTCTTTCCACGAGCCTTTCATTTGATCTACGGCTGATGTTTCCCATTTTATTTTTCCCGCTATTTGATCTTCTTTAAGTTTGGTAGCAGCTTTAATTTCTGTAACTTTTAATTCTGCTTTTGCCTTTTTTGTTTCGACGAAGCCACGGACCGTATCCGCAGCAACGCCGAGTAAAGGTTTTGCTAAGAGTTGCCAGACCATTGTCTAGGCTGCTCCACCTGTCATCCAACTGATGACCCAAAGAACTATGATAGCTACGATAGCAGCTTTTATCCAGTCCTTCATTTTCCATTCCGACCATTCTTTGACATGGTCCCATAGATCTTTTATTAAATTCATATAACCTCCTTAGTTAATGAATAGTTAAATCGAAGTCAGCTTCGAATTCAACAGTATTTTCTAGCTCATGTTCACAATTATTGCAATCACAACTAGAACAACTACCTCCGTTGCTATGATGACAAGCATGTCCACAATGTTCGCACAAATTATCCAAAAAACTTAATACCTTTGGTTGCTGCCCCTACTCCACGCATAGTTTGAGTTGGTTTTTTAACATTTGTATCTACATCCATACCATCTACTGAAGGTCCTGGTTTAACTTTAAATTCGCCACCATCTCCGTAGCTCATTTTAGGCATTCCACCACCCATGTAGCCCATTTTCATCATGCCGCCACCCATGTACTTCTTTTTTTTCTTATTTTTTTTCATATTTTCCTTAATGTAACGTTGGTTTTACCAAATTAATTTGAAAAACATCCTCAAGTTGCTTTTCAAAAACAGTTTCTGCTATTTGTCCATCTAAAGCATGATCTATATAGATAGCTTTAACAACTGATAACATAGCTGCAGCCATAATTAACTTATCTTCACTTGTTTTTGCATATTGCTCCACATGTGATGCAAAATCATTTATGCCTCGACTTAATTTATCATCATTTTCAGAATATGACATTAATTTTTCCTCATTTTAGCTAATTGTTGCTGATTTTGTATTCTCATTTCTGCTATTCCTAAATTTTGATCTAGTTTAGCTTGATCAATTTGTGCTTTTTGCGCTAATTTAGCTGTATCGAGAACATTTCTACCTTCATCATATTGTGCTTTTCTCATAGCATCTTGTTCTTTTATATCTAATTCACGATTTTTAAGAGCTACCAATGGATCTTCTCCTGCACCTTCTAAATATTCTTGTTCTTCCGCTACAATTTCTTCAGTTATTTGTGCTTCCATTTCTGCAATTTGTGATTCTAGCATAACTGTTAATTGTTGTTGAACTTCAGGAGGCATTTGATTGCCATATTGCTGTGCAACTTTTTCTAACATTTCTTTGTTTTGCTCCATAACCATTTGTCTTGCTAAAAATCCTATGTGTTGAGAAATATGTGCTTGAAGTGAAGCCATTGCAAGCATGCTTGAACGAACTAAACTAGAGGACATAAATGCTCTGTGTGCTTTTATGTGAGCAGAATGATTTTGTTCTGGATATGCTTGTAACTCTTGTGCTTTTAAAGCATCAGAATTTTCTATAGCCGGATCTTTAGGAGCTGGTTTAGGTGGTGGTTTTAATATTGCTTGAATATTTTGCACCCCTAATGCTTGATACATTCTTCTATAAGCTTCATATATATTATGAATTTGAGGATTAGTTTGTGATAATTGTAATTGTGCTTGAGCTAACTCAATACGTTGAGCCATTGAAAATATACTTGGATCACTTACTGGAATAATATCTACTCTGTCATCAAAGTCTTGTTGTTTAATCATTTTATTTCCACCAACCACATTGTATCGATATTCTGGTGGTAAATAAGTTTGAAATACCTTTGCTAATAATTTAAATTCTATTCTTTGAGCGTAATGCATTCTTTTATGAATAGCACTCATAACTTTAGTGCCTTGCTCAATCATAGCCATAGTAGTTCCTACTGGATTAGCTTGATTAGAATCTGCTACTTTTGCATCTGCAACTGCTGCAAATCTTTTACCTGCATCAACACAAAATCCTAACAATAAAAATAAAGTTTGACTTGGTTCTTTGTAAGGTAATGGAAGTAGTCCTGCTCGTAAATCACCGGATGGTGCATCTACATCCCTGAACTCTCCTGGTTGAATGGGGTTATCGTCGTCTGCAACTCGCAACCCTCTCGCTTTAAATCCTGCAGGGAGATTGGACAACGTACCAGCATCAATGAGTTGACGGAGAGCGGACGTAGCTGTCCTGGAGAGACCCCCGAGCATGTGGATAAGACCAAAGCCATAAAAGCCAAGACCAGGCAAGAACTTATAATGTACAAAATATTGAATTTTTTTTCTAAGCGGATCATCTTGTTTGTAGTTTCTATAAATAGAAAGAACTTTTCCAGATCCTTCGTCTATAGTAATAATATATGGAACTCTTATACCGGTTGCTGCTCCTGTTGTAACGTCTCTATCTTCAAACCCTGGTATGTTTAAATCACAATGTATTTCAAATAATGTGTATTCATTATCATCTTCTTCTCCATAAGTAGTAGAACTTACTCCAGATACATTTTGATATTCTTCTTGAATTGCATTGGTATTTGTTAATGATGGTCTAATTTCTACATCTCTGTAAAATCCAGATACCTGATTTTTTCTAATATCATTATATGTTTGTTTTACAATATGTGTTACTCTTGGAGACGATGCTAAATCTGTTGCATAAAAAGGAACAATTAAATCCTCACACGGAATAAAAGAAGCTTTAGCTCTTTGTTCTTGTGCATCAAAATAAATCTTTTTAAATGCTGATCCAGCTAATCCTAAATTAAATAATAACTGATCCATTTCAGGATCATATTCTTCCATAACATTTGTAATTTGATAATTCATAAAATCTTTAACTCTTTGAGCTTGATCTTCTGAATCAATAGTATGATCACCTACAATGTTACATTTTACAGGACCGCCAGGAGGTAATAATTCTTTATAAGCTTGCGCTTGAAACTGTGTTGCTGACTCTGCTAATAATGGATGAGTAACTCCACTAGCTCCTTGAAAAGGTCTAGCCCTCTCTTCATATTTAAAACCTAATAATTTAATACCATCAACATACGATTTTTCCCAATCTTGTCTTGATGATTTATCCATTTCATAATCTGCTCTAAGGTTATCAGATATTTTTTCTGATTCATCATCAGATATAAACTCTGCTAAATTAGCTCCAAATGGTATTTCTTCTGCTTCTGGTTGTTCTTCTACAAATCCTTCTTCTTCTACTTGTATTTCTATATCAGGAGATCCTTCTTCATTAACAGGTAATATACCTGCCATTTTATCAACTTCTATTTCTTCTGACGTTGTGTTGGGTAATGCTTTATCTATGGCCACTAAACTGCTACTCCTAATATGTCTACTTCAGCTAATGCTGAATATTTGTTAATGTTGGTTTTACCACCTTCTTTATACTCCCTGAAACCCAATTTTGCTAGAAGTTTTCTTTCAAAGCCTTTGAGTTGTCTAAGGTCTATAACAATTCCAGGTTTTATTGCTGCCTTGTTACCAGGTATATTACCATAAGAAAAAGGTCTAAGAGGATTATCTTTATCTAAACCTTTTTTGTAAAAGTTGGGATCATCTAATTTAAAATCTTGTTTAACACTATTTATTTTATAATTAAAATCTCGGTGTGTTTTAGAATTTTTAGGCCATGAAATCCACATATCAACATCATCTCCTGCTTTAACAGAAAAAGGTTGTGAATTAATTCCTAAACTTTCTAATCTTTTTGTATAATCTTCTAATAATGAATTAGCTGCTCGTAAAGAATTCTTACGATATATATTATTAAAAGCTGATGCTAAATTAAGTCCACTTCCTTGTTCATATCCCATAACAGCCTCAGGTAAAGGAATAGCAACAAAATCTTTTCCTCCTTGTATAGCAAGTTCAATTTCTCTTTTTAGTATTTCTTTAATCATATCTTCTTGTTGTCTAAAAGGTATGTCAGGCATTCCTGTTTCTTGAGTAGGAGTTCCTGAAAATTCTGAGTTAATTCTATCTTCTTCTTTTTTAATTTTAGCAAAAGCTTTATTGCCTTGTTGTTGCATAAAGTTTTCCATGTTTCCAAAGTCAGATAATATTTTTTCTTTTACTTGTAATAAGTTTGGATCGTTATCTGGAACACTATTTACTCGTTGCATTAGCGCTTGTTGATTCTGAGGTAGATTATAATCAGTAGCATCATCTACATCGGACTTAATTAATAACTTTTTAAGTTCACTATTAAATATTCTATTTTGTTGTGCTTTTAGAGTGTTTAATTGTGTTGTTAATGCAGCAGCCTGTTCTCCGGACACTTCTGCTTTAAATACAGGTCGATCACTTTTTGCTATTTGTTTTAAAACATCAAATTGCATCTCATCAAGAAAGGTTCCAGTCTGTCCATCTAAAGTTGTTCTATCGGTTTTTCTTACATGAGCTAACTCATTTTTTTGACCCATATGAGAACTTGTTACATCGTTAGTATCTTTTTGTCCTTTTAATGGATTGTAAGTGTAGACATCTGTTTTATGTGTTTTTTGTGCAGCATCACCTGGTAATGTAATTGTAGCGTGATTGGTTGTAGTTCCATAATCTCTTCTTAAATTTTTTAAATTAGTTAAAAAAGTACGAACACCAGCTCCTGTTTGTGTTTTAGGTAATACATCTTGTGCTGCTTGAAAAACATTTAATGCAAAATTATCTGCGTTAACGTTGTTCATCATTGGAGTCCATGCATTTCCTCCTGTATCTTTTTCTACTCTTTTAACAATGTTAGCTAAAGTAAGATCAATCTTATCATTAAGTAAAGCGTCTTGTGCATCACTTAATCTTCCTCCATTGTTTTCTAAAACTTTTAAATAATAATTACCAAAACGATTTGTTGTTTCTAAAATAAAATTTTGTGTAGCCTTAGGAAGAGATCCTCGATACATACTAGCACTTCCCATCCAACTAGAACTGCTATTAACATTTAAAAAATCATTGTATTGATTTCTAATAGTGTCAAACTCAGGGATAAGATCAAGCTCTGATTTGTTACCCATACGAATAGGTTTTGTGTTTATCTGTGTTCCTTTTTCTGCACGCAAGTTAATTAATTGTTCTGTCGTTAGTTTATTATTTTTATTAACAAACAAAGTGTAGCCAAATCCACCTTTATCTAATTCTTTTGTATGACCTCTATTTTTTAATTCACCAATCCATTGTGCTCCTGTTTTACTTTCTGTAGGTGCATAGTTCTCTACTATATCTTCAAACATTAAAGAATAACGAGAAAAGTCTCCTGTTTTTTCTGCTTGGATGCGTGGATTTTTTTCAATAATAGGAAGATTATCTACAGGAGTAGTGCTTTCTGGATAATTTTTATTTAGATACAAGTTTGCATCTTTTTTTGTTTTAAAAACTTTAACACTTCCATCAGGTTCTTGTATTTTCCAAGGGTAAGATAATTTACTTTGTTTGGATTTGTAATCTGTTTTACCTTTCCATTTGCCTGCATTAATTTGTTTCATTACATCAGTAGCTTCATTAATAGAATTAAACGAACCTATAAATTTTTCTCCATCATACAGCTCTAGTTTTTTGGTATTAGGATTAAGACGAGAAGTAAAACCAAGACCAACTTGTTTAGGTTTACCAAGGGGCTGTACAATAACTGTTTCCACAGCTTCTGCTGTAGTAACCGGAGCAGGTTTTTCTACTTTCTTTAAATCATCTTTTACTTTTTTAACATTGTTTACAGCTTTAATTTTACCGGCGTTTGATACCGGTCCGCCTGCTACAGGCATTGCTAACATTGTATTTAATTCTGCTTGTAGTTTATTTGCTTTATCTTCATCAACTCCAAACACACCTTCAGCTGTGTCTGCTGCAAATGCACCAGGGAGCCTGAATGCAGTGTCAAGAATATCGAATGCTTTTTCTCCGTAAGGTGCGATTGTATTCCAGATCCCTCTTGATAGAGGATCAAGATTTTTTAAGATAGGTAAATTTTCTGCTGCGTATTCATTACCAAATCCTGAACTAACACCAGTTAGAAGTTTACCATTCCATAATGTTCCAAGAGTCCTGAGAGATCCTTCTTTATCCCCGACCCCCTCTTCAATAAATGATTGAATTGCTTCTACTGAATTAGTAGGATTACCTTCAGCAAACTTACCACCTTCTTGGAAAGGAGATATCAATGTATCTTTTGTTACCGAAGGATCTAATAAATAATTTAATAATTCTTTCATGTCCGCTTTAGTTTCTAAATTTTTACCTAAAGTTATTGGAGAAGATTTGTTCATACTTCTTGGGTTGTATATATCGTAAGAACTTTGAGATTTTACATTTTTCAAACCATCATCAATTTTATTTAATATATTTGTTATTGAATCGGCATTTTTAGATTTGTTTCCTATTTCTATAAATTCATCAAATTGTTTAGGAGTTGTGTAAACTCCTTGCCCCATATTCATTGTCATATTATCAAAAGCATCAACTTGTCTTGTACCTGTTTTATATCCTTGAGTAGCAAGAGGTCTGTTTACATATGACAGAGGTTTTCCTGTCATAACATTTTCTGCTAGATCATCAAAAAATACTTGTACTTTTCTATTAACAAAACTTGGAGACAAATATAAATATTCAGGATTACCTGCCTTATCTAATAATTCACTAGCTGGATTCATTCTTGCTGTTTGACTAACAGGAAATTTGTGAGCAAAATCTATAACACCAGATCCTATATCATCTCCGTACTTAGTATACACCTCAATTAAATCATCTGCATAACTTTCCAACATATCATCTCTCACTTGAAACAATTCATCCATTTGCGTAGAATATTTTCTTATAGAATCATTAAATGTATCCATTACTTCTTGATGCTTAGGATGTTTTTTGTTTCTAATTATTTCGTCTAATTTTGCATTTCCTCCATGTTTTGCTGCCAAACCTTTATAAGTAAATTGATAAACTTTAGCTGCTCCCGAAGGTGTAGTTTTACCAATGCCAGGAAGTTGTGAAACTTTTTTAGAAGTTTGTCTTGTTGTTTTTATTCCTGGAAAAACATTTGGAAAAGTAGTTCTCCAATTTTCTGCTTGTTTAATTTCTTTTGATAAATTTTTTACTAAAGGAGTTTTTTCTTTTTTAATAGCACTAGCTAATGCAGTAGTATCAGCTTTGTAATTAGCTCTTAATCCAATTTCAAAATCCATTAAGTCATCTATATCATTGGCCATTTTTAATTGTTCAGAGTTAAGTTTTGATTTATCCATACTTCTAGTATGTGTTATTCCCATCTTAGATAACTGATTTTTTATTCTACTCGCTGCAGAAAGAATTTGTTTAGAAGCATCCTCTCCTAAGGCTCTTAATTGACTTACTCCTAATTCTGCATTTTTACTAATTCCTCCTCCAGTTAAAATATCAGCACCTTGAATAACGTAACTAATTTTCTTTTTTGGATTAAATATAAAATTACCAAGCTTATTGGTTATGTTAGTAACACTTTTATTAAATTTAGAATTAAGATAACTATCAATCTTAGCATTGCCAGTTTTGTATATATCTTGAGTATTACCAATTTTAGATATTTTTTTATCATTAACATCTGATCTATCGACAGGGGAATCTAAAATACCTGAATCAAATTGTGGTATAGCTGATAAGTCAACCATTAATAATATCTCTCCTCACCTGCATAATCAGGTATTCGTGGTTCTTCCCAATAATCATCAGGTAATGTAACAAAATTTCCTTGGCGAAAACGTAGCACGGCTTGTGTTGTTGAGTCAACATAATCGTCGTTGTCACCAAAAGGAAAAGCAGCACATTCCTCAATGACTTCTTGCGCCCACCGCTCATCAGGAACCCATACCTGACCAGCTTCAAATACCGGTGCTACAGCGTTTACTCGTACATGCTTATCATTTCCTTTACTCGGTGTAAAGTTCGTAACAGGAATTCCTATCTGTCTTAGTTCATGGGTCAGGGGCAATCCACTCGCTTTAGCTTCAATAATGATTGTCTCAGGTTCATACTCTTTATACTTAGCCAAGGCCTTACGTTTTAGTTCTGGAAAATCCCATCTACCTTTAACAGCATCAAGTAAAATCAAATAGACTTTACCATCAGCCTCAGAAGTAAACACACCCCATGTAGTTATTGCACTGTAGTCTGCTGTTTCTTTTTTTGAGTACGCTGTATCGTAGCTTTGTATGATATGCTGAATGTTATTAGGAGGAGTTTTAGATTCCCACTTCATCCACCACTCTCTTTTAATAATAGATCCTTCTTCGGAGGTTGGTTGTTGCTGCCACTGTGCTTGCCACTTCTGTTCATTCAATGATGCTTTGACCGATAACAGCTCGTCCTTCTTCCAATACTCTGGCCATATAGGATTACCTGAACTAGGAAAGATTGCAGGAAATTCTATTAGATCCCATTGATCTGCTTTAATTCCTTTTTGAGCTCCTATTAATCTTCCTGTCAAATCTTTGGTAGACCATCTTGTCATGACAATAACAATGATACCACCGGGTTGAAGTCTTTGTCTTGGTCCTGAGGTGTACCACTCGTACGCATTATCGAACGCCGTCTCAGATAATGCATCTTGCTCGGAATGAGGATCATCAATGATTAGGAGGTCTGCACCACGACCGGTGATAGCTCCACCTACACCTGTTGCGAAATACTCTCCACCTTTATTGGTCTCCCATCTTCCTGCTGCTTTACTATCGGCTGATAGTTCCACATCTTTGAATACTCGTTTGTAATCTTCGTGATCCATCAGGTTTCTTACTTTCCTTCCAAAGCGGAAGGCCAGTTCGCCGGTGTGCGTTGCTTGTATGATCTTTGTTTTTGGTGCATGGCCCATGATCCATGCTGGAAGTAAATAGGATGCAAACTCAGACTTCGTGTGCCTTGGTGGCATGTTCACGATCAAACGTTTTAATTTTTTATCTTTCAGTTGCTGAAATTTTTCTGCAATTTTTTTATGATGATATCCTGAAATAAACTCCGGCCATACCGCCTTAACAAAGTCCAAAAAATTTTCTTTTGCTTTAGTGGCAGTATCTAATTCTTTTTGTCGAAGTTCTAACTTCAACATTAAGGCTTTAGCTTCTTCAGGACTTGTGGTGTCAAAATCCAAAGACATTCCTAGTATGTACAATTTTTTTTAAAATTTTTCAACCGACTTGTTTCTGGTAGTGAGTGGGGTGGGGCTGACTGTGCAAAACAGTGATGCAAGGGGAGGCTATATGATAAGAGGGGGGAACGGGGCAGACTCAGGAGATTTTTCTGGGCGTGGTCGCTAAAAAATTTAACTAACTTTAATAATAGAAAAAGCCCAACGATTGTTGGGCTGTGGGTAAAATGTAATGTGTATTTAATTTATTGGATCGGTGTTGTTGCAACAAACCAAAACCATAATAAGAAAAGAAGCAAGGCACTAGTGAGTAGTGCCTTACATAAATAAATAATATACTTCATTGTTCTCTAGACAATCCGAAGTTAGTTGCTAACTTTGATGCGAGGTCAATACCAAATTGAGTAATGACTTCATTATCTTTATTAGCCAATATGAATTGAAATATCTCTTGATCTAAAAACCCAGCCAGTAATTGCCAGTTAATCTGTTTATTCATATTGTTGACAATAGGCATATCGCTATTGTTGGTACTAACGGGGTTTTCCCCGTTAGTTGTTATTAAACTATTTAATTGTGTTAGATCGAAGTTAGGCATTAGCTACCTACTTTCAATAGTCTAACTAGTTCACTATCAACATTGTTAGCACTTCCACTAACATTTTTGATACCTACACTTACTGAAGTCTTGTAAGGTATAGTTAGCTTTTTAGAAGTTAATAGTTTTTTAACTTCCGATTGATTAAGTACATCTCTTTGGCTTTGAGATATAGCGAACGTATCGTTGCCAAATTCAAATACAAAGTTTTTCTTATCACTTACTAACTTATGATTACTAACGATTTCAGTAAATTCACTTCTTAGTTGAGATACTAACTTATCAATACTATTCTTAATGTCTAAAGCAGTTCTGTACTCAACAAGAGTAGCAATAGCTTTGTCATTTAATTTAGATTTTTTAGTCATAATAACCTCTTTCTAAATGGTTAAGTCAATTAATTAATTTAATTGATAACTAACTAAACAACATCTTATAACAAATTGCAACATAATAAATAAATATTTGTGCATAACTTTCAAACCCATTCTATATAGATGACTAACTAATTTAATTGACAAGCCACAGGAACTCCGGCCGGCCGGCCAATCTTTACTATAAGGAAAAACCCCCAAGAAGGTTGCCGATCAGCGTATTTCAATTTGCTGCATCAGAGCAGCAGAACCAGGAGCTGCTGCAGCAATCCTTCCTGGAGCTGGGCTGCAGCGAACCAGGCGACCACTGCGATCCAAAAAATTGGCCAAAACATTAGCTTTTTTTCCATGCGTCATGCTTCCCATCACCTGCAACCACCTGTGCTTCAGGAAACGAATCATATAAAATGGCTGTTTTCTGCGGGTTATTTTCAAAAGTTTTACGAACCGGCCGGCCGGAGTTTTTACTATAAGGCATAGATCCACGAACGGCTGAAAACCAGCGTATTTCAATCATGCAGAAGCCTCCAGCATCTGCTGCATCATCGACCAGGCCGCAGCGTCGTTGTTCACCAGAACATGCGCACCGTCTCCCCAATCTAGAAACCAATATTCCAAGCGGTGAATTTCTTTATGTTCGTTAACGTATGCCCTGAGCTCATCCGATGGACCACCCCAACTGAACTGCCAGCGCCAGTAGCCTTCTATCTGATCATTAAATGTATTAGGCTCTACATAGTCAAAGCCAAGCGCTTCATACTCAGGGTCCTTCAGGTCCTCCTGCCTTTCTTTCCATTCTTGTGCGACCCTGTCGGCGCAGGTGGGCTCTCTTCTTAATACTGTTACTGTTTCCATCTTGTTCCTTTCTTTAATGGGGGCGTTTGCAAAACTTCTAAACGGATTCGGTACCCCCACTACATATATAGTTATAACTTATTATAATGTAAAGCAAAAAGATTTAAATCTTTTGGATAAGTTCCCGCATGGTATGAAGCAACTCAGCTGCCCCGGCCGGGCGGCGATTGGTATAAGAGATGGATATAGAAAAGGGCGTAAGACCTAGTGTATTTCAACCATTCCCCAGCAGCTCCTGGCTGCAGCTGCGGGCTTCAGGATCCATGCTTCATGAACAAACCGCAGAAAACCTAGAGTATTTACCCCTTGACAAGAGGCGAAATCACGGACCGGCCGGCCGGAAACTTGTATAAGGAATAGAAAATAACTAAGGCGTGAAAGTCAGTGTATTTTGAAGATCCTTTTCGGTCCATGCATCAGGCAACATGGTACCTGAACCCTGGTTCAACAGTTCCAAACCCAAGGTGTGTAGTTCCCTAGACATATGTCCTGGGAATACAGCATATGATGCCTTCCTGGCACCTGGGTTGCTAATCTTTACAAATATAAAACTGACACCACCATGCTTTGCATGAGCATAATGCCAGGCAATTTGCTTTGGAGAAATGATAACTTTTTGTAACTTATTACATTTTAATTC